TCGATACAATGGCCAGAAGCTTATCACTCGCTCACGGCTTGCAGATCATTTACGATTTGTCGAATGTGATCCCAATCGGGAGCGCCAGATCATGAGCAGCAACCAAAAAGACTTCGCTGGCCTAGTCATGATAATCGCTATACTGATCGTAATAGGCTTAAGCGCTGGCTGCACAGTGACCAGCACCGAATGGGCAAGAGCGGAAGACTATTGCAAATCACGCGGAGGCGTACAAACTGTGGACTCAGTCAATAAAATTGGCGTGTGCAACTTTGGCCATGCCATAACTGTCAGCGCATATAACGATTAAAAATGAGCACATAGCATGAAGAAAGTTGAGATTGTAGAAAATGGTAAACAAGATGTTTTACCAGAAGATAACATGCTGGGAATTATATTAATTCTGGCTATATTCCTCATGGCCTTTATGTGATGTCACGCGAGACAGAGACGATTAAATCAATTCACTTTACAGCAATAGCGCTTATTTTGTTTGTGATGGGTCTAACGCAGTTGTTCGCGCCAAAATGGGAGGCAACAAGTCCGCAGGAAGCGTGCAAAGATCATTATGGTGTTAATTATATGGCTCAAGAGTTCGGCTTAATACAGTGTAACGACGGCGCAACGTTCGGCTTAATCCGTCATATTAGCGATTAATTTGATGCGTTGCGGTATCTGACATACAATCATAGGATTGAAATAATCTGGATTTGATGATGGGTAATGTTAAGGCTCCATACAGCGGGTTTAATTTGCAGGGTGGTTATCCTCAGTTCACAATACCTGAAACTTACGGCACTGTGCCGATTGTCATCCCGACTGGCTGGCAGCTACCAGCAACTAATTACGTTACAGAACAGGTTCCTATTGAGCTGATTTACCCGCGTCCAGATGCAGAAACGGCAGCTTGGACTAAGCATAGGAGGCACCACCCCTCAACCCCTTATTTTTGCCCTGTTGGTTGTGCATTTGGTTCATGGCCTTTCTATTTTGAGGCTATCAACTTACCAGCAGGCGCTACGATAAATAGTTTCTTGACTGTAAGCGGTGACAAATTAGTTGCAGGCCCAGATTATGGTGTTGTTCGCTGGGCTACGCCTATTGCTGGCACATATCCAATGCACATACGAGTACATCAGCAGGGTAGCGGAACTAGGGTCGATGTTCACTGGACTTTGGAAGTTACAGAGACAGGGACTATCTTCATTGATTCTGTTAGTGGTAACGATACAACCGGAACAGGTACTTTTGCCCTGCCATTTAAAACGATTGAGGCTTGGTGGCTGGGTGATGAGACAGACGTAACATATTCAGAATACCAGGTTTGCTATAGAGCTGGCACGCATGTGGTAGCAGCAGACAACACCACCACAGGCATTACCGGCGGTAATTGGCAAATGAACGGCACTGATAAGCCGCTCATTCATTATGGTCATGCAGATGAGGCTGTCGTGTGGGACATGACAGATTGCACAATCGTGGTCGGTCAAGTAGCAGCTGTAACAGGTTCAGATATTAGCGGTAGTGATATGTTCTTTGGTAACATAACTCAAGATGGTGGCCCACTTCTTAGGGATGACCCCAGACAATTCTTTTTCTCAGATTTTGCAAAGGGCGCGGAGGTATATGCGTCAGGTGAAGGAGGGGCAAGAAACACTTGGTTTAACACTACGCACAGCAATTTTGTGGTAACAACTAAATCTGACAACAATGCAGGAATCGTCTTCTGTGGCAATCCAGCGCTAACGTACAAGCGGCACTATTGGTATCAATCACAAATCACCTTTGACACCATTAACATGGACCCGGGCGCAACAAATCCAAGCAATGGAAATCTAAACGGATTTTTCCTTTCTGGCGTAATAAATTGGCTGGCTGAACACGGCAGTTGTATCGATACAGACTTTGGCAAAGGCGCATATGATCCCAAGGCCGGAGCACGCTATTTTTGCATAAGAAACGTCGATTACACGCTATCCCCATTACAGCATCTAGCGTTTGTATTAGCGGATAGCTACGATGTTAATGACGGTGGGCCATATGAAATGAGTTACTGTAAGAGCTTGAAAACTGACACGGACACGTTAGATTTCAACCTGACTGTTAACTCTGATTTCAATACTTATGATTCTGGAAACCCCAATCATTTACCTGTCTATTTGCTACGTAACACCTTTAGTAGATCACCAGTAACAAGCAAAAGCTCGTTGCAGATTCGTAATGGGTGGCCAGTGGTCGAGATCGGTGCTATATACGTTGCTGATGATGTAAGATATTTAGAAACCGACCCAACACCGGATGGCACAAACTTGATAATTTATGACATAGCCTCAAACCCATTAGATGCTAGCTTAGATCTAACAGGGGCAGAGCGTACAGCCAATCTAGGCAAATTCGGCGCGGAGGTTTCAGAATAATGGCTGGTGTAATTGGTAACACGACGACTGCAACTCAAATCCAAATGGGCGGAGCTATAGCCTCCAGTCTTAACGTGCTGGATACCGGAACTTTTGCAGCGGGAGACGTTGTAACAGAGGTTTCTATATACATAAACCAGATAACCGCTGGCGAGGCGGTCTATGAAATCGGTTTATATGATAATCCCGATCTCAGCGCTGATCCTGATGGCACGCTGGTGTGGTCAAAACAAATCACGATACCGATCAGCACACCGATAGGATGGTATGACACGGTAATATCTAGCGAGGCCATTACAGCGACAAACGGCTATGAGCTTGGTGCAGCTTGCTCCAGGCGGGTTAGTGGATCTGCATTATTTTTCAGTTCATCTAATGCGAATACAAGATCAGTTGAAACGGCAGCTGTTTCTGTACTTCCTGCGTCATGGGTCGAAGTTACAACTCTAACAGGAAATATTGCATTTACAGTCACTACTGAGGCGTCCGGCATAGCACTAACAGGCCCAGACACAACAACAGTTGATGCAACTCGCACAGTTACAGGAACAGCATTAGACACTGCTACAACAGCAGGGTTAAAAACGGTTGGCTACTCTAAAACGCTAACTATAACGCCAATTGATACAGTGTCATTTAGTCAAGAAGATGAGATAGATTCAGGTATAGCGCTAGGAACACCCGTTGCATCGTTACCCGTCGAAGCGGATGTACTGGCGGCTGGTGCGACAGCTTGGCAAATTCAGCAGTGGGTAGATGATGGCGTAAATCCTGAAGTAGCGCGGAATATCACGCTTAATTATTTAGACGCTCACACGACAGTTCAGGCAATGATTGCAACGGCCAACACTACGCCAGGCGAGTCGTTACAAGCAACAAACATAATCGCTGTAGAAGATGACATGCAGCACAGTGGCCCCAATGTCGTCGATACTGTTACAATCACACGAGCAGCTGACGGTACACTGACGACTGATAAAGACCAGACGATCAGCTTCACGGAGCGATACTGGTCGCCGAGCACAGGCCAAGCGTCAATTGCCAGTGTCACGGTTAAAGGGTCTGCTATAATTAGCTTAACAGGCATAACAAGATCACTAACACGCAGTTTAACAAGATCAATAACGAGGGCTATATAACATGGCACGGGATAATACATTTTTGGCAGCAGCCACAGCAGCTACAGCAGCAGGTGATGGCATATTCAGAGTAAAATCAGGCGATAGAAACGAAGTGCGGTTATCTGCTGATAATTTAGCAGGTGCGGAAGTCGTTGAAATTCAGGTGTTACAAGGCCCAGAAGACACAGGAACTTTCATTAACACAGATCAACAGCTAACGGTTGCAGCGCCAGCTGTAGTAGTAATCGGCCCGGGCGTATATCGTGCAGCAAAAGATGTAACAGTAGGAGCTTGCGCAGTATTCAAAGACCAATAGAGGGCTATCAGACAATAGCTTAGATTTAAACTAGCATAGGGGCAAATAGCATGCCTGAGAATCAAGAAAGCCTCGCAGGTAGGCCGACAGTATACACAGAAGATTTAGGCGATATGATATGTGAGTGCATATCAAGAAAAGAGCCATTAGCCAAGATATGTGACAATAACGAAGAGCTACCAACACCAAGAACGGTTTACAGATGGTTAAGATTGCACCAGTCATTTTGTCATAACTACGAATTAGCAAAGGAAGATCAGGCCGACTTTTTAGTGGATGAAGCACTACAAATCGCTGATGATCCCACCATAGAGCCAGCAGATAAGCGCATTAGGGTGGACACTCGCAAGTGGGTTGCATCTAAATTCAAAGTTAAACGTTATGGTGACAAGCTCCAGACGGAAACCACTATAAAGTTTGAGGATATGAGTGATGATGAGCTTGACTCAAAAATAAAAATGCTTCTGAAAGACGCTTAATTTGATTTATTGGGGGCGTCATTCGTGGACAATAAAAAGATCGAGCTAATCAGGCTGCTAGAAGAAAAAAAAGAGAGAAACAAAAAGAAGCTACAGTTTAAAAACTGGTCGATGCTGTATGACTGGCAAAAAGAGTTTATTGCATCCACAAAAGACCATACATCATGTTGTTTGATGGCCGCGAATCGTGTGGGAAAGACGATGACGGGCGTGTTGATTGATAGTTATCACCTGACTGGAGACTACCCAGACGACTGGGAAGGCCATAGATTCGAGTCGCCACCATTGATATGGATGCTTGGCGTTACAGGGGAGAAGACGAGGGATTTATTACAGGCTCCACTGTTTGGTCGAATTGAAGGGGCGTTTTTCAGTGGCGGTTTAGTTCCTGCCGATAAAGTTGTTAGCTTCCGAAGCATGACAGGCACCTCCGGAGCCATGAGGGAGATCAGGGTCAAGCACAAACTTGGCATATCAACGGTTCAATTTTGGTCGTACTCTCAAGGGCAAGCGGTGCTTATGGGGGATTCTTTGGATTGGTATCACATCGATGAAGAGCCAAAAGATCAAACCATATACCCCCAAGTGCTAACAAGGACTGCTACAGGCGATGAAGGCAGGGGTGGACGCGGAATATTAACATTCACACCAGAAAACGGCAGAACGGAAACCGTCATAGGGTTTATGGATAGGCATATTGATTCACAGTTTTTCATGAATAAAGGCTGGGATGATGCGCCACATTTAACCGAAGAAACAAAGAAAGCGCTCCTTGAAAAATTCCCTCCATATCAACGAGACATGAGATCACGCGGCATACCTTTAATGGGTGCCGGTCTTATCTTTGAGCACTCAGAAGACCAGATTAGATGTGATCCATTCGAAATACCCGCACATTGGCACCTAATCAACGGCATGGACTTTGGTTGGGATCACCCCCAAGCACATATCCAAATGGCCTGGGATGTCGGCGCTGATATCTTCTATATTATCCACGCAATGAAGCGCAGCAAGATACAGCCTTACGAAGCATGGCACGCTGTTCAATCATGGTCTGAAGACGTTCCAACGGCATGGCCAGCTGATGGATTACAGACAGAAAAGGGCAGCGCAAAACAACAAAAAGACTACTATGAAGAGGCCGGTTTCGAGATGTGCGACGAGCATGCCACTTGGGAAGAGGGAGGCAACGGAGTCGAAGCAGGGCTAATGGAAGTCAATAATCTGATGAAAACGGGAAGATTTAAGGTGTTTTCGCACTTAAAAGAGGTATTCGAGGAAGTAAGGCAGTATCATAGGGTATCGAAACCAAACGGAAAGAGTGATATTGTTAAGGTCAACGATGATCTTCTCGATGCCATACGTTATGCGTACATGATGAGACGGCATGCGATACAAAAGAACGACATTGGCCGCACTTATGAAGAAGACGAATATCACGGTGATGACACTAACGCGATGGGGTATTAGATGAAGGAATGGCTACCAATCAAATCAGCACCAAAAGACGGCACTAGAATACTTGTCATGAATCCAGATGATGAAGGTGGATACTGCACGGAGCCCAGTGATATTGGTGTTGCTGAATGGTTTAATGGCGGTAAAAAATGGCTGAGTCCTTTCTGTTGTGATGGCGTGTCATATTTTGTACCTATAAAATGGATGGAGCTGCCTAAATGAACGGCTTCGGACTAGCGCATATCAAATCCGAGGGCATGTGTAGCTCATATGATGGCGCCAAAGAATGGAATCCTTTAACAGATCAGATGAACGAACACTTAAAAGAGCTTGATGGTTTGTGGGGATGGCTATTCAAGCCAGTAGCAAAGAGAGCTTGGAACAAAGCATTAGAGGCAAAAGCAAATCATGGCAATTAAAGACTTATTTGAATTCATCGGCAAACAAAACATTGCTGAAGATATCCAGAAAATGGAAGGCGGCCAAGAGATTCTTGATCGTTTAGGTGAGCGGGTAAAGCGCCAGTTCCAAGAAGATTGGGACTCAATGACTGGCTGGATGAATGTTGTCGATGAAGGCGTCAAGCTGATGAAGCAGGAGTTTAAGACAAAGTCTACTCCTTGGGATGGTGCCAGCAACTTTAAATCGCCCATATTATCAGAAGCATCCATTGCGTTTGGTGATAAAGCATCACTTGAATTGTTGAGAGCACGCAACCTAGTCAAGACTGACATCATTGGCAAAGACAAGACCGGCGAAAAGAAAAAGCTGGCTGATCGTGTTACAGAAGCCATGAACTACGACGTTAATTATCGTATGAAGAACTGGCGCAAGGATCAGAAACGCTTGCTTTATGTGTTGCCTAATGTCGGTTGTATGTTTAAGAAGACCGTGTTTGATCCATTGGAAGGCAAGAACGTTTCCCACATCATTCAATACCCAGATTTTGCCATCAACCAAGCAACAACCAGCCTCGAAGATAACCGCTCATTTACCCAGATTCTTGATGTAGATCAAAACGGTGTAATGGAGCGGCAGTTCGCAGGTATATGGCTAGAAGATGTTGAGCTATACCCCAAAGATTCAGAGGGTGACGAAGGCTCAAACGAAGCAGCCGAGACAATACACTCCAGTGATAACCCTGATCGCTTCCTTGAACAGCAGTGCTTTGCTGACTTGGATGATGATGGATATGAAGAGCCATACATTGTAACCATCCACGAACAATCAATGAAAATCGTTCGCATTGTGGCAAGGTATGATGAGCGTGCATTTGTGGTCAAGACTAAAGAAGGGCGAGTGTTGCCATTGACCCAAATTCTTAGGGAAGAGTCACTGCATGCCAAACAGAATAATTTACCCGAACCAGAGCAAGCGGATATTGGCCGGTTTCAACTGGTAAGCATTAACCCTGATCAGCAGATAACAAAGTATGGATTCATCCCTTCACCTGATGGCACATTCCTTGACTTGGGCTATGCTCATTTGTTGGGCGCTATAACTCAGGGGGTGAACACAACAACCAATCAGCTGACAGATGCAGGCACGCTTCGCAATTGTGGTGGCGGGTTCACGGCCAAGGGCTTTCGTAGGAAGATGGGGCCAGTCAGGATTAAGCCAGGGCAATACATATCAACCGAGATTGCAGCAAAAGACCTGCAAACCGGCATTATGCCTAACCCTAACCCAGAGCCAAGCCAAGTGCTGTTTTCATTGAATGAGAAGCTCGAGCAGCAAGGGCGCAACTTGACGGCTATTGTTGATGCAAGCGGCCAGATACAAGCCAACACAGCACCAACCACAGCATTAGCATTGATTCAAGAGACATTGATAACTGTATCTGCATTGATGGGTCGCATTATCGATAGCATGTCTGAAGAGTTCCAGATCATGTTTAACTTGAATAAGCGCACGTTTGACCCTGAATTGTACAAAAAGATTCTTGATGAACCAGAAGCCAATGCACTAGAGGATTTCAATAACGAATCATTGGACATCGTACCAACGGCAAGCCCTGAAATGTCATCGAAAATGCAGAGGATTCAATTGTCTGTAGTAGAAATGGAACAGGTTCCTATGGTCATTCAGGCGGGAGGCAACCCAATGCCAATCGTCAAGAATTTCTATGAGCGTATCGGAACCAACAACCTCGATGAGATATTCCCAGAGCAGCCAACAGATCAGCAGGCAGAAGAAACTGCCAGGTTTGCAGATGCTCAAGAAATGGAAAACAAAATTGCACAACAGCAGCTACAATTATCAGAGCTACAGACAGAAATACTCATGCGTGAGCAAGACCGCTTAGACGCAGACACTCAGCGCAAGATTGAAGAAACAATCGGCCAGTTAACCAGATGGCAAGCGCAGAACGTATTAGACATGGAAAAAGCAGAGACAGAAGAAGTTAAGAACCAACTAAGCATTTACACAACTCAGAGCAAAGAGCTCTTAGACCAACTAACTGCCATAGGAGCAGCCAACAATGCTAGAGCAATTAATAGCGGAAACCAAAGACCGGCACAGCAAGCGGCCAGTATCCCAGGAAGCGTACAGTAAATGGCGTAATTCCACGGTAACACGGCGACTCTTTGAGGATTTAGAGCTAGCTGTCGTCGATGCCTTCCAAGATTATCTACCTGATAATCCAGATGAAATAATTATTCAATCGATGTTGAGGCAAGGCGCTGCTCAGATGGTAGAGCGCGTGCTTGAATGGTCACCTGCCGGAGTGGAGGGGCCGAATGATGAAGATAGTTGATTTCAGAATAGTTAATGGATCGAAAAACAGACCTTTGTGTGAGCACGTCAAATATCTTTTGGGTAAAGGCTGGCAGCCGCATGGTCACATTTATCTTGATCGTAATGGCGCAGAAAAACAGGCGATGGTTAAGCATGAAGAGCCAAAGCAATTGCCAACACATGATGAGGTTTTGGGTAGAGTGGCAAAGTTATCGCCTGGAGCAATCACACCAACGAAAGCCAAGCCCAAGAAGAAGGAAGTCAAGAATGAAGATTAAACCATTAGGGTTTTACGTGTTGATTGAGATGGTCAACGTTGAAAAGACTTCGGAGGGTGGCATAGTCCTACCTGATGAGCTGGTTAACAAAGAGCAAAGCGCGGTTGATATTGGTTATGTCCGAGCGATTGGGCCAACTGCTTTTGCTGGTTATCCAGGGTGTGAACCAGAGAACGCCGGTTTGGATGCTGATGGTGATCAGATCATTAAGCAGCCTCATCAATTGTGGGGGCTTGAGCTAGGCCAAAAGATCGAATACCGCAAGTTTGAAGGCAAAGGTTCAGCAGTTCCAGGCCACGAAAATTACCGTTACATTCCAGACTCTCACATTATTGGAGCAATAGACGATGAGTGATGAAGCCCTTGATTTAGACAATGATCAACTAGACGATGATGATCAGAAGAAGGATGAGCAAACAACACCCAACACAGCCGAGGACATAGCGCGGCAGGGTGGATGGAAGCCCAAAGAAGAATATACTGGCGACCTGGCTGATTGGCGAAGCGCTGAAGTATTCAACGAGCGCGGCGTGTGGATTGATAAGCACAAGCAGCAAGAAAAGCGCATGTCCGATATGGAGGGCCGCTTTAATTCTCGCATGGATAACGCTAATAAGCTGCACCAAACGCAGATTGAAATGCAGAAACAAGAGCTAATCAGAAAGCGTGATGATGCTATTGATCTTGCAGATCGTGACCAGGCTAATCGTTATCAGACCGACATTGATTCACTTAATGCCCAGCCCGAACCGCCCCAGGCCAACAATGAAAATACAGTGCTTGACCAATGGAACGTAGAAAACCCTTGGATATTAGGCAATGACCCAAAAGCAGCTTATGCCAAGCAGCAGTTTGGCAGCTATCAGGGCCAAGGTATGACAGCAGGCCAATCGATTGCGGCAATGGAGGCTGATGTTAACAGGGCATTCCCTGACGTTAATCTAAATCGTGACAGACAGCCGATACCTGAGAAGGGATCAAAGCCAGGGCGAAAGCGTGCAGCAGCCAAGCTATCAATGGCCGACTTATCAGGTGAAGAGCTGAAATACTACCGAGCCATGCCTAATGCGTGGTCATCCGAAGCTGAATACCTTCAAGCAGTGCAAGACACAAGGGGCCAATCATGAACGAGCGCAAGAACACAATCAAACGTGGCAAGACTGGCGCAGACTTACCGCCTGCAATGCAATCAACAGAATCAGGTTTAGTTTCTGGGTCACGCGATGAAACGGCACATTCAGCCGGTAGACCAGAACGTGTCTCAATGTCAAACATGAAGAAGCTTGATATGCCAGAGAGCCTAAAGGAAGAAGGTTTCTACTATCGATGGTTCCAAGATCGTGATGGCAGAATAGCCCAAGCTAAGTCAGCTTATTATGAGCATGTTGTTGATGAGCAAGGGAATAACTACTGCAGGCCAAGCGGCCCATACATGATGCACTATATGCGGTTGCCTATGAAATACCGTGAGCAGGACTTGAAGTTGAAAAAACAGCGCGTTGCTGATACTCTTGAGACTGAAGCTGGGATTGGTGCGAACGAGTACGCGCCCAATGGTGGCGAGAGTGCCATCACCCATACAAATTAAGCGCATGTAAGACTCTTCAAGCGGTAGACAGCCGGAGTTGATAGAGAAATAAACGGGATAACACCCACTATTTTTTTAATCAATTAAGGAGGTCTACCATGCCAGGTGGATTCAAGCTTGTAAACACGGACAGCCAAGGCGACGTGACAGGCAAGCAAAAAACGTTCTCTGTATTAGTCGCAACCACTGAAGTCATCACACCAGGTGATTTAGTGCGTATCGCTGGCACTGCAAACGCTCAAGGCGTAGCAGATGTCGAAATCGCCCCCGTAGGAACTGCATGTACTGGCGTTGTAATGTCAGTTGATCCTACAATTGCAGGCGAAGCCCTTTCTCAAACACATCATGCATCAGGCACACTCGGCACTATTAAGGTTAACGTTGATCCTAACGCTACCTATGAAGTCGACGTCGCTAATGGCCCTTTGGTTATCACTGAAGTTGGCCTAAATTGCCCAGCCGTTGTAACAGAAGCCACTGCCGTAGGAAGCTTATTCCCTTCAGTAATGACAGCCAATGCAACTGGTGCCGCAACAACTCCAGCTCTCCCCCTCCAAATCGTCGCATTAAAAGAAGATGCTGCTGGCGTATTGGGTAACGTTGCCATCGTGCGACTTAACGAAACCACTGTAGCGCCTGGCGCGACTGGAATCTAAGGGGAATTATCATGGCTGGAACAATCGGTACAGGTTCAGTCCCACGCTTACTACAAGAAGGCGTGAACAAAGTTTTCGGCAACTCTTTAAAAGAGCATGACCGTAAATGGGACAAAATGTTTAGCACTAACCAATCTCAGAAGAATTTCGAGGTTGACGTACAATTGGAAGGCTTTAATCGTGCATCGAGCAAACCAGAGGGTGACGACATTACCTTTGATTCTCGACGACAGGGTTTCTCGCCTAAGTATCAGCACACCACTTTTGCCAAAGGTTACATCGTAACTGAAGAAGCACTTGAGGATGAACTGTATGGTCAGTTGAATGATGGAGCTAAAGCTTTGGCTCGTGTTATGAACATCACCAAAGAGCTTGAAGGCGCTGCAATCTATAACAATGGATTTGATGGCACTGCTCTGATGATTGACGGTGATGGACTTGCATTGTTTAACACTGCTCACAGCAACGGCCCCTCTGGTGGCACGTACTCGAATCGCTTAACAACTGATGCTGATTTCTCAGAAGCAGCGTTGGAAGATATGTTGATTCAGATTCAAACTGTTACCGATGCGCGTGGTTTGCCTGCTGCATTGCAAGCTATGAAGCTTATCGGTGCGCCTAACCTTGGCTTTGAATTCCAACGTGTGCTTGGCTCAGTGTTACAAAACGACACAGGTAACAACGCAACTAACGCGGTTCGTGACATGAATGCGGTTCGTGATGGGTTTATGACAAATCCATTCTTGACCGACATTGATGCATGGTTCTTGACCACAGATGCGCCCGAAGGGATGAAGTATTTCACCCGTCGAGCTGTACGCTTTGGCCAAGACAACGCCTTTACTTCTGGTAATGCCAGATTTAAGGCTGATGAGCGTTATTCATTCGGTTGGACTGATCCACGCGGTGCCTTTGGCACACCTGGAGCATAACAAATAGGGGCTTCGGCCCCTTTACTGTGTCCCTGTCGGGTCAGTTGCGGTTTAAATCCGTGAGGCACTAAAGAGGATTTAAAAATGTCAGAACTTTCTAAGCTACGGTTAACGGCGTTCCCAAACGGGATGGCTTCTTTTTTAGTCGATAGCAACTCAGAAATTAAAACAGCAAATTATACAGTGGTCATTACTACTGATTCAGGCAAAACGCTTGTTTCTACACTAGATGCCATTGTCTATACGCTTCCGTCGATTGCCATTGGCAACACAGTAACGTTTGTCAACATGGCCGATGATGGCCAAGCCGCGCTAAACATTAGCCCTGCGGCTCTTGATGGCATCACATATGCTGGCAGCTCTACAGATGACAAAGACCTGATCAACACCAAAGCAACGGCTAAAAAAGGCGACTTTGTTACCTTGGCAAGTCTGGACGGTGTTGTTGCGTGGCAAGTTGTAGATGCTCGCGGGATTTGGGATAAAGAGGCTCCATAGTGAAAAACAGATACGTTAGGGGTGACCATAACTGTATCTCT